CTTTAGTAATTACTGAGCAAGACGGCGTGGAGCTTTTAACTGCAAGTGAGCTGGACAACGCTGATTTTGATAGTCCCCCGCTTATTACGCTCTTATTTTCACTGGCGAACGTCTTAGACCCTGCGGTTTATCTAGTGGTATCGGTTAATCAGATTGAAAATATCAACAACGAGCTGGCAGAACATAGCTTGAATCTGAAATTCATTGATCGGGATACAGATGACCTTGTTTATAGCGTTAGCGGTATGTTGGTCAGTGATGAAAACCAGACCAATTCTATTGTTGCTGTGATGAATGCGCTCGAAGACTTCGACAATGTAGAGCTAATTATCACAGAAGATGAAATCGATGCCGACATTATCGATATGATGTCAGATCAGCCAGCGGGCACGGCGGGCGATGTCAAAGAGTTATATGACTTGGTGACAACGCAAGATGATCAACCGACCGTTATGTATATGCAATTGGGCGACGACCTTTCTCAATTCACGGAAATGACCCGTATTGCAACACGTTTGGGTGTGCGTTTGATTGTAGAGTTAGATCCAACATTAACGCTAGATCAAGCCATTGCAACAACAAATGATCTAAATGCATTTAACATGCATGTCATGTTCATTTGGGCACCTATTATCGCTCGACCGATTAACGCCGTGGGCTTAAAAGGTAAAAAGGTACCGCGTTATTGTGGTGGTGTTTTGTTGGCCCACTACTTAAAACGTCAAGCGAATGTGAATGCTCAGGGTATTCCAGCCATTCACCGTCCGATTGCTGGATTTGATTATCCATTTAGCTTTATTGGTATTCAGCAAGCACCCGACTTGGTGCTGAATGATCAGGCCCTTAAACGTCTGGCACGTGCGCAAATTAACATTGTGAAGCGTGAGCGCTTCCCTCAAGGGATTCGCTTCATTCTTAACGACGTATTAACAGGATACGGCGATAACACCAGTGTTCTGAAGCTGGCAAACGCAAGTGAAATTTCCATGTTTATTGACAATCGCTTAAAGGAAATCTGTAAGCGTCATATGCTCAAAGATATGGATGGAACGATTGATGACACAACCAAAGAAGCAAAACGCTTTCTTGAGTCGTGTACGACCAAAACCCGTCCGTTATTGCGCAAATCACAAGAACTAGGTGGTTTTTTCCAGCTAAGCATTACGCCAAATGAAGCCAGTCCAGACGACAAAATTGATCTTGAATGCGCGTACCGTCCACAAGGCGCGGGCCGTGTAATTTACTTAAAAACAGCAGTGACACGATAAGGAACAAACCTATGATGAACGGTCATATTCTCCCATTTTTGGGTGAGTCAAAAAAAACAGAAATGCTTGATAGTGCTTCAGGTCAGGCGGTTCAGGTTGTAGAAAACCTAGATATTCAAGAAAGCAGTGCATCCGCTTTAAATGCAGAGATTCAAAGCGTGCGTAAAATGGCGTTAATGCTGGTCTTGGTTTTGGTGGATTCAATTGTTGAGAATGATCTTGGTGATGATGAACTTCCGTCAGATCGCCTAGATTCATTATTGGCTGGCTTTGCATCTGAGGCCGACGATGAAGAGTTTGAGGCCGAATTGCAACCATCTTCAGTGAAGAATCAGAAGCAGATGAAGCGATTGAAAGCGCGTGTGAACTTGTAGAATCGACCCTTCCAACAGGTGACGATCTTCAAGAGTTTGTTGATTTATTTGTCTACGGTGAAGCGCAAGACGACGGCGATACCATGCTGGACGGCGTGTCTTTAGGCAAAACAACAACCAAGTCGGGTAAGTTCGGCAAAGTGGTTTACAAGGCTGTTAAGGCGATTCGTAACGGCAAAGTCGCTATCGTGAATAAACGTGTATCTGGCCGTGTGAAACTCAGTGCCAAGCAACGTTCAGCACTGAAGAAAGCCCGCGTTAAAGCAAGTTCTTCAGGTGCAATTAAGCGCCGTGTGCGCTCAATGAAGAAAGCCAAGGCCCTAAACGTATAACACGGCGTTTATAGCTTAAAAACCCGCTATTTTGGCGGGTTTTTGTTTAAATGAACATAATGTTCAAATGAACAATAAAAAATATCAAGTTTTAAGCTCAGGAATAAGCCGAAAAGCCATTTTTCTAATGATTCAGAATGAACACATATTAAATCTGAATAAATGAGCAATGTCATGGCGAAAAAATTTGTACTGGGTGAATTAAGTGAAAAGCATGAATTTGTACAGCAAATCAAAGAAACCTTAGAGAAAGCGACTAAGCAAAAAGTTGCGGTGATTATCGTCGATAAAATGGTTCGCAAGTCTAGTGTGGCGACTAAAAAGCTTAACTTCAATTTTGAAGAGGGCCAGTCCATTAGCTTGGTGTTACGAACGGACGGTGATGTTATTCAGCAATTTTTAAACAATAAGAATATCCCCTTATCCAAAGTGATGGATTACGACAAGCTCAGTGACTTCAATGCTGGCTTAGAGGATCTAGCGCTAAAGCTGAAAGGCAATCAAGAGAAATTCAACATCAAACGTCAGTCGGCCCGTGTGGTCATTCCACGTGACAAAGCGCCCGCGCCGACGGTTAAAAAACGCATTCAACAGGCCCGTGACACACTGAAAGAGCTTGGGGAGCAACTTGACCAAAAACGGGCATTGATCGAAAGCAAAAATCAAGAACTTAAAGCGCTGAAAGGGGCCTAATTATGGATGGGCTTCAAATCGTTTACGCCGTGGTACTGGTCATCGCTGTTGTGCAGTGGGCTTTTAATCGTTATCAGCTTGCCAGTGGGTTGTCTTTAAGATTCTATACCATTCGCTTGCACCCTCAATTTAACCAGCAGTTTGAAAAGAAGATAACCAACTATATTTCCTTGCTGGTCGGGCTATTTGTGCAATTGGTTTTTGTCTGGTTTTGCAGTTATCGCCTTTTGTTTGATTTGGGGGTTTTTGATCTTGAGGCTGGCATTGTTCTTAGTGTCATTATGCTGTTTTTTACTAAAGATCGGTTTTATTACGAGTCGGCTATTTTTGTCGTCACTCGATGGAGAACTGAATGAATTACATCTTTCGTGCGGATGACATCAAAAGAATGATTGAGCACTGGCTTGCTACCCCGCCAAATGGCTACGTCGGTGTGACCTATGGCCGTAATCCTAAAGAACTGCTAAATCGCCCTATGGACGACGACACGGCGGATACCTTATTGCAGTGGATGCGTGAGGATATGTCGATTTTGAAGTCTTTGCCTGAAGGCAGTCTTAACGTTGTGTCTACAGAGGTAAACTTTGAAACTAAGCAGTTTTTTATCGAAATTGGTGAGATTTTAATTCCAATTAAGACAGAAACCAGCAATGAAGTGGTAGGGGTGTAATATGCCGTCATTAAATAAAATTAAACAAGTCACACTGATTGCATTACAAGCATATCCAGATATTTATGCCCGTTACATTTCGGGTGATTCTACGGTTACGGCCCCAATGAGCGCTATTCAGCATATGCTGGCTGAAATTGGGCGTGATGTGGAAGTCTCAGAGATTGAGCCGTTCATTAAGTCCCGTGAAGCCACTATTCTGGCCGATGCAAGCAACAAGGGTATTTTGCCACTGGGTACGCCGTGTCAGCACTATATCACCCTCACCAATCGCGGTACCCAGCGCTTAACCATTCTTAGCGGGCGAGTCTTTGAAGATGCACAAGGCAGACCATGGCAATTTTTACAAAATGCTGAGGTTTTGCCTAATGAGTCAGTTGACGTTCTGGCTGAACAATCTCAAGTGCGGAAGGTGAAAAAGACCATTATTGAGACATTGCCATTCAATCAATTCAAGCTTGATATTGAAGAGGATATGTCACTGGTAAGCCTAACTGCAGTTGATCAGGATAGTAATATCTATAACTTTGTCACGCGCTGGATGAATACCAAGGCTGGCGATTATGCCATTATCCTGAAAACGGACACATTGCGCGAGATTACGCTTGAATTTGGCGACACGGCGCGTTTTGGTCGAACCCTTGAGGCAAACACCGAACTAGAAATCACGGTACTTGAGACATACGGTGAGGTTGATGCCTCAACACTCAAAGAGGCTATGCTACAGCAAGCCAATACAGCAGATGAAGCAAAGCTGGCAATTCGTTTTAAAGCGGGTGGTGTGGTGCGTATGGGGGCGAACCCTTTGTCTATTGATCAGATGCGACTTTTAGCGTCATACCCGACACATGATGATAACGCCGTGTTCTTGGGTAACTTTGAGGCCTTGGTTCGTAAAAAGTTCATGAATCGAACGTTTTACCTAAATGTCTGGAACGAAATGATTCATGAACAGCACTATGGTTCAAGTGTTAATCATATTAACCACTTGTTTGTGGCTGTTGTGCCTAAAAACCCGTCTGAATATGACCTAATTTGTAGTGAAATTGAACAGCTGATTGCCATTGCGGATAATCTTTACTCACATGGCAACGTTGTTTTTATTGAGCCACAGGAACGGCCATTTAATATCACTGTCAATGCTAAATTAGCGCCCGTACATGCCGTGGATGTGGTGAAAGAGCAGATTAGAACTTTACTGGTAAGTAATTATGGTAAAGAGCAATTGGCCTCAAGCTACAACATGATTGATGGATTTAACTTGCAAGAAATTAGCGAGTTATTTAAGAAAAATATCCCTGCTTTTCAAGATCGTCAGTCTGATTTTAAAATCGATATTGAGGATTTAAGCGGGAACGGGATTAAGCCAAACCACTGGATATTTATGACTGCAGACAGCATATCTTTCAATATTGAGCGCTCAGGCGGTCTAGGGGGTGGCACGTGGACAGTTCTGTAAACCTTTTAACACCATACAGTCAATCACATACCCATGATGAACTTGAAGAGGCCATGCAGAGTGTTTTTATTACTGCATTTCATGAACTGTATGGTGAGGCGATTCGGGATATTCACCACTTTGGAATGCCACACTTAGGTAGCCCCAAAGTCGTTGAGCGCTTTTCTAAGCAAGATGGTTTAGTGGTACTGCGTCGCCCCAATTCAAGCGATGAAATCATGCGGGTGATTTATGCGAATTGGCGGTCGCTGGCCTCAAAACGCGGTTTAGCATTCTTGGAGTTTGTGCTTCAGATGCTTTGGGCCGATCAATGGGAAGTGAAGCGCTTATATCACAGTATAGATTTAATAGATCGTTACCCGACAGTGACGACCGTTGAACCCGTGGACAATTCCTTTTTAACTTCGCGTATTCTCATTTCATTGGATTCAGATGTTGATTTTTCTGAGGCCAGCCACTTGGCCCCTACGTTATTTCGCTTAGTTCCCGCCAATATTGTAGCTCAAATATCATCCAATTTTGAGACAGAAGATATAGACCCCGTTGGTGTTGCTTCTGTTTATATGCCATTTATGACGGCGAATTTCTGTCTGTTTGATGATGAATACAAGGTGGGTTTACCTGAATGGTCAGAATGGATGATTTTAAAAAATATTCAGGTTTTATCAAATGGTCGCGTGGTCTATAAGGGGTTTAAATCCAATATGGCCCAGATGTATGAATCGATAGCAAATCGTGATTTAACGCCATTTATTTTAAGTCAATTAAATGTAGAAGCTTATCGCCAAATGGACGGCGTTAATGATGCAAATAAGGTCTTAACCTTGGGGTGTGTGGGTTATAAATGGGATTTACCAAATGACCGTATCATAGCGAACCGAGTGCCTGAAATTGTAAACCTTCAAGACGTATCCGATGTCTTGTTACAGCGGTTTTATGAAGGTGGTTTCTTTGTGGGGTATGAGGCCTTTTACGGTGCGATTGAGAACGTCGCATGGGTATTAGATGGCATTGAAATCTATGAGTTTGATACATCGACCCAATTCACCTATACCGCTGGAACATTTGTCAGCCTTGTAGGTTTCACGGATGCATTGAACCTATATATCACAGACAAAATAGACAATAACCCAGATTGGGCTGGGGCTGTTTTGGGTGAGGTTACAATCGAGTATGAAGATGCTTTAACCATCATCTATATTCAACATTACACCATTGAAGATGTGGCCCATGAAGAGCGAGTAAGAGTTGATAAGGACATTAACGCTAATTACGATACTGAAGATCCAGCAAATAGAATACTGGTCGATTCGGCGAAGAGATTAACGCTGTTTGATCGGTTGAAGGTGGTTGCTACAGATTTTGACGATCAAATTTTGTTTGCAATGATTCAGGACGGCACAAATAAGGCCTACAGCGAGTCCAGCAATGCGATAGCCGACCATTTATATTTAGCCAATCTTGAATACTATAATTTTCAGCAAATTGCAGATCAGATTGTATTAAATCTGAGTAGTGATAATGCTGAATATAAATTATCAGCAGAAAACTATGTCAAGAAAATTGCGAGTACCGTGTTTAATCCAGATCCAGCCAATCAATTGATTAAGTATGCGGACTTGGTTGTTTTATTTGAGGCAAGCAAGGTGTTGGTGACTTGATAGGAATATCGGCAAACCCCTATTTTTCAATCCTTCAAAATGGCTGTAAATCAAATCGGATTTACAGCCATGAAACAAAACTTTATTCAGACTCTTCAAGATTATTTCCGTGATGGGCAAATGGCCCAAGAGCTTGGCGGGGCTATGCTCCAATGTAATGGCATGCTGGTGCCAGATGGTGTCCCTGAAATTGCTTTGCTTATTCCCAACTTTAGCCGTCCCGTTGTGACCAATAACGAAAGTGCCGACTATAACTTGGCGGGTGGTGGTCAATTCCATGTGTCTGGGGCACCTAAAAACCGTTATGAAGGCCCGATTCAAGTGATTGAAACAGATTCAGGCCAAGCGTCTAAATTTGCTGAGCTTATTATGGCAAGTGGTGGTCAACTTGATTGCACTATGTTTGATGGCCGTGCCGACCGCTTTGTTACAGCTCATGCAATATCGAATGTCACGTTTACTTTTGAGCCGATTGATATTGACGGCGAAGGTGTAAGCACGATTCAACGTGTACAAGGCCAGATTAAATATAACTATTACGGCCAGATGGCAAATCTTGGAACCAGCTCATTAACAGGTCAGCTTGCGGGTGTGACGGGTGCTGATGTGTTCTTAAACAAAGCTCAAAATATCCTAAACGCCGTGTATGCGGGCAATACGCTTATTAATATTCTTCGAGATGCATTCTAATGAAGTTAAAGCCAGTTGATGCGAAGGGGCAACATCAAGAAGGTGAGGCGGGAACCATCGCCTCACTTGCTCAGGCGCTATACCTTGAATATGTGCTTATGGGGTACTCCACGACCACAGAAGACATATCCACGGCGATAATGCTTGATTTTGCGTTCTATGCGGGCTGGGCGACCACGACGACCCAAGAACAGGGCCTAGAAACTGAAATAGACGAAAATCACAGCATATCTTTTACCGAGTGGGCCATTTTAGAACCCGTTATCCGTGCTCACTGTGATTTTATTCAATCTCAGCGTGTAGAGGGTACAGGTTCGCTAGGTGGTGAGCGTTTCGGCCTTTCTGTGAGTGAGGCAAAACAGGCCTATGCCGATGCTAAGCTTGAAATGAAAAAGGAGGCTTTTGTAGAGGCCCCCTTCACCTTGGATTTCTAATCTATGCGAGTCATGTTAAGTAATGGACAGATGATAGGGCTTGATCGCTTCATTAGTGGCGTGAATCGCTTTGATTGTGTCCCAGTCCCAGCAACACTTGAATTTCAGGTGTTGCTGGATGATGAAATGGATAAGCTACTGCAAGAAAACAGCACTATTTCAATTGGCGACCATTACCTAGAACTCACCATTGTTAAGCGGGCAGTGAAAAATACTGGGGCGATTAAGGACGATAAGCTTATTGTTGTGGGTGCTTATATCGCCGTGCTCAAAGGGTGTGAGTCGTTAATCGTTCCCGCCAAAAGTGCGATTTTTGCTGAAGATACCAGCATTGGGGCGTGCTTGCGTGCGGGTGGTAGCAGTCTGAAGGTGCGTGAAGATGTGCCTTTGGTGAAATACTTCTGCGCCTTGGGTGCGACCCCTACCTATGAAATTGCGCGTATGTGTGGACAAGAGGCGTGTGTGATTCATTGTGATGCGCAAGGGAAAATTATCGTTAAACGTTTGTCCCAGATCATGAATGCAGAGCACACATTGGAACTCGAAAAATCCAGCATTCAGTGGATTGAAAATCAAGCCCAGATTAATCACAGCATTCCGACGTATCAGACCATTAATGCCGACGGCTCTACGGTCGAAGGGAGCTTGGTAAAAACGTCTTTTTATCCTAACTTGGATGCACGGCGCGTCAAAAATCTGAGCACGGTACTGGTCACACGTGGCACAGCCATTCGCTCATATAGCCCTAGTTTGATTGCGGGCGATGTCATTCTTTGCGCTGGCAAAAAGTACGTCATTGTGACGGTTGCCCATCGTTTTGATACGGGCATTCTGGGTGCGCCGTCTGTTTCCGCGACAAAGATATGGCTGGCCGAGGTGGTAAACGTATGAATAGAAACTATTCGGGTTTTTGGAAGGGTAATATTGTTTCGTATAACGGGAAAGCGAGGACGGCCCGTATCACCATACCAACATTGACAGACGGTATTGATGATGGGATTACAGCTACGTTTGCATATCCCGTGGGCCATGATGATAAAGACACGGAAATTCAGATTTTAGCGGGTGC